TTAATAGCACCAGAAGCACTATTATATGACTTATAAGTATCAAGGTAAGTGGGGCAAGTTCGCTGAGCACGATTCTTCTTATAATCTGTTAGACGGAGAACTTCATAAAGAACATCGCCAGTATTCATTGTCACCGTAGTGTCATTAATAGTAGCAGTAAGNGTCTGTGTTAGANACTGAAGAGGAAAAGCAGAAAGAGCACAATCACGACCAAAGACCACAACTGGAGCATTCTGTGACTGCTGACCACCAGAGATGGCTACATTCATAGAAAGAGCACATGTCGCAGTCCATTCTACCGCTCGGTCAACAAAAACATTCTCTGAAGGAACATTGATATTGAAAGACTGCTGGGAAGAGTTATTACCAACAGCCGAAAAGGGAGCATTCGTAAGAGAAAGAGCACCTTTCTCTACAGCATAACGAGCCTTAGACTGAACAATGCGATCATCAAAAACGGCTAACTTCTCAATATCGGCTGACATCTTATATATTCTTTATAAACTTTTTATTTTTCAATAATTTATTCACCTTTATTTTTATATTGACTCTTTTTGCGAAACATCATTTTAATTGATACTGAACTTTCATTGAACATTGTTAAAGGATAAAACTGATTGTTAAGCCGTGCTTTCCAAAATACTTGAATATCTATACTATTTAATGGCTGTTTGGATGATGTAAATGATGCCATACGATACTCAGCCGAAGGTAAGTAAGCAATAAAATCTCTATAGTCATTTGCTGTATTNATTGGAAGTGCTATGTCGGTGACTATAGGTTGGAAATTATTGACTGAATTATTCGCTCCAGTATCATTACCATCACCATAGTTAATGGGTGCTCCAACTTGCTCTGAATAGATTGGTATGAGGGTAGATGTAAAGACAATAGATTCAATAGGACACCATAAAGTAGATGTTGTATTATATTCTTGAGTATAGAGATACATACTTGTTGCTCCAGTTATAGCAGTTTGTCCGATATAAGGAGAGAATGTCAATTGATATGCTTGACCATTTGATTCTGTTCCTAAAAATTGTGAATTAAAACTTGAAAATAGACCCCACATATTTGTATTAAAATAAAGTTTCATCAAATTAGATGATGATGATAAATAGTTAGTATAAATTGCCATTGAAAATAAACCAGTAGAAGGAGAATATTGAAGCTGTGGTGGTTTAAAATTAGAATCTGCGATTAGTGTTGCTGTTGTAAGAGTTGATTGTAAAGTAAATGATGATGGTGCTCCATTACCAGTACTAACATAGAAAAAACCAGTATCTGCTGTTCTATAATAAGTTCCAGATGTTGATGTGGATGGTAAATTACTATAAGTAGAAACTGTTTGTNCTGATGGAGCAACAGCAGACCAAGCATTACCATATTGATAAGGTAGAGTTCCTAATGGAAAATAAGTATTAGGTGCTACTGTAGTATTAAATAAAGAAGTTACTTCAGTATTTATCATATCAAGCCATTGTTGATATTCATATACATAATAATAACTTCCACGAATATCTTGTGATGTAGTAGGTGAGTTTGGTTTATTTACTTTATAAGTTGAATAAGCATTAGCTGATGGAGAAACGAAAGGAATATAACAATAAGCATACGCATTTGAAAGAGAAACAGTTTGACCACCATAAGTATATGATGTTCCAGAAGGTAATGTGCTACCTATTGAATAATTAGTTAAATTAATATCAGTTTGACCTAATTGAACTGAAGGAATAAATAATGGTAAATTTTTATTAGCACCATTCAATGTAAACCGAATAATAGAGAAATCAAATTTACTAATATCTTTTATAAGAGCTGTAGAACGAGTTTCAATAAATCTAACTGGAGGATCTTGTCCTAATCCATTCGGAACTGTATTATTGTCGTTGATAATAGTAGCATTATAATAAAGGATATCTGGATCTGTTTTGTCCCCTTCATAACTAATATCTGAACGATACATTCTATATATTTACTATCTATTTTTTTATTATAGAATATGTTATCGCAGTAACAAAATCATCTGGATTCATGCCAGATTTTTCTATCATATTCGCATATTGTGGTAATGATAAATCTTTAAAAAGTAATCTAACAGATGAATGACGACCACAAGTAGAAATATTATCACCATCTCCTTGAAAATGATGCTTATTATAGACTATAGGAAGACCACTTTCTCGTAAAAGTTTAGAAAGATAAGGTGCTTGTTCATCTAATTCATCTCGTTTTGATTTAGAAATCCAATTGAGTTCAGTATCTGGAAATTCTCCGTAAGGGTCAAAAAATTCTATTTGATTGGGTCTTCGTATTAAACAAGTCCAATGACCACTATTTCCAGATTCCGTTAAATAAAGCATTACTGCTCTACCTTCATCATCAAATACTTCATCTATATCTTTCACTTGCTTCAAATAGGGGTAAGTGAAAATATGTGTATTTGGAAGTATTTTAGAAATATCATCATCGCCTAATGCGTAATCTTCACTCATCTTATGTATTATGAAGAATTTAGAAAAGGTGTTTGTTTTGGCGGAGTTTGTGTTTTATCAATATCAATAGATGCTTCATATTTCTTACCACAGCAAGAAGAACGAATATGTCTATGATTTATAGCACTAATAATTAAACCAGTAATGCTTATTCCAATAGATAAATAAGAAATAACACTACTATCCATTTACTCAATATTTAGATTTTATTGAACAGCTAATGCTTGAATATTTGTTTGAACCGTAGAAGCATACACATTTGCCATACCATTCAATGCCGTTATTTTATCTGTAAGAACCATTTTGTAAGCAGATTTTAATGTAGGATCTGAAGTATTATTATAATCTGTCACCAGTTTCTTATAATCTGCGACAGCATTTAGAAGTGGTTGAGGAAAGTTAAAAACTTGCTTATTATTAGCAGAGGCCATTCTATATTATTAAATTAGAATAAAAAATTAATTATTTTGAGGAGTTATAGTAGCATTTACATTATTAAAATTAAAACCATAATCAGCACCAGTATTATATCCATTGACAAATATTACTTCTATAGATATACGAGTACAGAATCCATTTCCATCTACATAACCAGTGTTTATAACTTCTGTAAAAGAACAAGAAATTGGATAAGAGCCTCCAAATATAGTTGAACAATATAATTGTAGAGTTGTTGTTAATGGAACAATTCCTTCTACATCATTAGAATAATAAAAAATAACATTGAATCCTAAAGTAATCATATCTGGAGCAATACCACCAACAATTGGTGATTCTTGAGCACTTGGTTCTACACTTCCATTAATAGAAATATTTACTATAACATTATTTTTTACATATATATTTTGAGGTGGTATAGCATCTATGTTATTTATTAAAACTGGACAAGCTGTTTGATTTATTGTGGTAGGTGCTAAAACACCATTAAAAGAAAATGGATTTAAACCAGTTATTAAACAATCAATATTACCACTGCTTACGAGACCATGAAGATTACCTAAATTATCACAATATAAAATACACGCTGAAGAATTTGCTGGATTTGTTAATACAAAACCTCCATCAGTAGCATCTGGAGCAATTACCCATATTCTATTATAAACACCAGTTGTGACATTTTGATTAAGTAGATAAACATCACAATTACCACCAGATGTTGATGAACCATTATATGCTATTTGAAATATTGAATTAGTTTGAACTTCTCCACCCATTTCAGATTGTAAAGATGCTTGTAATACATTTAGATTTGGAATAAAAGAACCATCTGTTGTATTTGTCATAGAAATAACAGTAGGTGTTACATCTGTAGAACCATTATATAGTAATTGACTTACTGTTGTATTAGGAGTCAATTGATAATCAATAGGTGAACCATAATTATCTACAACTGCGTGTAGATTTCCATCAACATCTGGATATAATCTACAAGCATTAGTAGAATTATCTAATTTTATTCCACCACCAGTAGTTGATGTTTGAAATGTAAATGGTAAAAAATTATCATCTTGGTCTTGAAAAATAAATTTTAAAGATGGTTGAACTGTGTCAGATGCTCCTTTTTGGTCAAGAGTAAATAATTCATTATTTCCAGTTATAGTATTTTGAGTGAATATATTTAATATTCTTATATACGATTGAGAACCACTATCTGTGGATTCATTTACAGCATTAATAACAGTAGGAAAAGAATAATTAGTATCACTGACTATATTTGTTGCTGTTGTAGAAGTTGGAGTCAATTGATAATCAATAGGCGACCCATTATAACTGACTTTTGCGTGTAAATCACCATTAGCATCTGGATATAAAATACAATTATTAACAGCATTTTTTAGTACTAAACCACCACTATCATCTTCAGCAGTTAAAAAAATAATTGGTAAATAAATATGATTAGCTTCATCATAAAAAGAAAAAGTAACTGATGGAGATAAAGATGTTGAATTGCGAGAACCTTTTTGAATAATCCTAAATACAGAAACAGTTCCATCATTAGTATTTATAGTATTTATATCGCATAATTCTATAATTGGTTGAAATGAACCATCGGATATTTTTTGGGCACTAATAAGATTAACAACACTTGAATCAGTAGTATCATTAACTATATTTGTTGCTGTTCCACCACCACCAGAAGGAGGAGTCAATTGATAATCTGTTGTATCATTTACAACTGCGTGTAGATTTCCATCAGTATCTGAATATAAATTTGTAAAATGAAGTTGATCAGCATTATATAAAATAAAATTCCCTCCAGCTATATATGTTGTATTATTAGTTAATATTAAATTACCAGTACCGGATATTTCAGTACTACCATCATTATACAAAAGAATATCAGCTGATCCACTGGCTCCAATCCTAACAGCTCCATCATTTTGAAGATGAATATAATTATCATGAGCTGTAGATAATTCAATACAATTAGAATCCATATTAATTATTGAAGCATTTGAATCAGTATTATGAGCATTGATTTGAACACCACCATTTCCATCAGTATTTAACAAAATAGAACTAACATCATTTTGTTTTATTATTAATTCATCATTTGTTAAATTTTCAATCAAATTAGATTTTATTGCTGTTGTAGCAGTAAGAATATTAGTATCTACTTCATTATTTACTAATGGATCAATAACGCTTATAGTCGGAGTAGCACCACTTGGATTTAGCACACTAATATTAGAACCACCATATATATATGATATACCACCACTACCACCATTTGTAAAATTTAATGCTTTTTTTACTGTATCATCTATTAAGTCATTAAAAGACATACTATACTATATTATAATAAGATTTTTATTATATATATAGATTTGGGGGTGATGGGTATGATAGGGGTCATAACTGAAAACTCTCTATCGTAAAGGCTTCTTGTTAGAAAAGATTCAATTATGACCCCCATCATACCCATCACCCCACTATCTTTTCATTATATAGAAGAAGTCATAGAAGGAGTCATAGAAGGTGTCATACTTGAAGTTAAAAGCAAAAGAAGGATTAGAGTTAGCATTATAATACATTCTATTATTTTATTTTATAATAATTCTGGCTTCGTGCCGAGTGAGCATATAATTTGGAACATCACAATGTAATAATACCCATTCATTCTCACCTTTTGTATCTTCTATTAATTTACTAATAAATTTAGAATTATAACCTAATTTATCAGTTAATAAATAATTTAATGCTTGTGGAGTAGCATATTTAGGAAATATAACATAATCAGTTGCTTCATTGATAATAAGAGAAGTTTTTTTGCCATCAGAGTTTTTATGAGTAGCAAAAATAAGACTAACTTCACTCGCACGACCTAATGATACAATTTCATCAATTAAATGAAATACAGCTTTTTCTTGCTGTCCTTTAAAAGTATCTACATCATCAGCAATAATTAATGATTTTGCTATTTCTTTTATATCTTCAATAGGTTCATCAATTAATTCTTCAGCATCTAATCGTTTAAGATGTAGTTTATCTAATACTGGATCTTCAGATTTGCGACTAATTAATGCCATAGGTCTATTACGAAACATTTTCTTATAATTAGATGCTATATTGCTACTGACAGTGGATTTACCAGCACCAGATTTAGCATATACATACCAACAAGAACGCTTTTTTGGATTTGGAATAATTTCAAATTCGCTGTCGGAAGGAAGTCGTATACAAATAGGTTTTGTATTGCGATATTTTGTTTCCACAAAATTAGGTTCTTCAAGATGATATTCAATATCATCTGGTAAATCAATATCATCTTCTTCACGATTCAAATATAAAAAATGTCCATCCGCTTTGCCACCTTTTACAACTGCTATAGGAATAGCATCTTTGCTTCTCTCTATAAATGATAAATAATTTGGCATTCTATTCTATATTCTACTATTATTTTATATTTTTTTACGAAAATATCTATGGTAAAAATGTTTTTGGAATTGGTATTAATGAATTATCTTCTAATGCCATATAAGTATAATGACTTAATAATTTATTCATATATTCTCTTGCTGTTCTAACTAATCGTAGAAATTGGGCATTATTTTCAGTATAATTTTGAGGATTTTTTAATTTATGAAGTAATGATGATACTTTTTTCTCTTGTTCTAAATAATTTGGTAGCGTAATATTAGATAATCTATTTATAAATTGGTCTATTTCAAATGATATTTTCTCTTTTGGAAGAGTATTATAATTTTCTATCATAAATTCTAATGTTCCTAAATCTCCATATACTGAATATAATCTTCCTAAATCTGAATTAAATAAATTATTTAATATTTTTATAGTATTATTATATCCCATAGCACGACTCAAAGCAAACATTCGTTTTGCCATTTTAAAATAATTATGTTCGTGATATAACTGATATATATTTTCTTTTAAAGAATAAATAATATCTGAAGGAGGTTCATTAATATTAGTACCAAATTTATCATAAAACGCATATATAATAGAGAAATCTGTAAAATGATTTCCATTTACCCAACGAATAGCATCTAATTTTGTAATTGTTGAAGATTTTAATGCTTCTACAATTGTATATTTTTTACCATTATGTAAAATTTTATATCCTTTTAGAATCTCTTTTGGTGTCCAACGAATAATATGAAATCGTAAATCTCTTTTAATTTCTAAAAATTCTAAAGTAGTTATATGATTTTTTACTAATGATAAAGAATGTTCATATTCTTTTGGTGATATATCTCTATTTTCTCGTAATCGTTTTAGATTTTCTCTTATTTCTTGTGGTTTATAATTATGAACGAATCCATTTTTTATAATAGTATCATCGCTAATAACTTTCCATTCTTCTATTGATCCTAATTTTATATCACCAATATAACATAATTTTAAATTCATTAATTTCTTTATAANATCTTGAAATTGTTTTGCTGTCGTATGAATATTTTTCACTTTAACATTTTCAATCATATCATAATCACCAGCATATATTTGAGATTTTAATGAAGCACTTCCTACTAACATAAGATGTTTTAATTTTGTAAAACTCAATGCTTCAAATGTTTCAAGCACATCTTCACTAAAATCTATTGGTATTATCTTTTTAGCAATAATATCCATATAATATAATGATAGATTTATTTATGGTAGATTTTGTAAATATTGTGCTATCTTTCTTACCAATATCTTCTTAATAGTTGATTGAGATGTTAGAGCAGATGGAGTATATTTAATAAAAGGATACCATTCAGCAACAATTTCACGAATAGCAGTATTTTCATCTTTTCCTTCATCCATAAGTTCTCGTTGTCTTTGAGTAATTTGTCTTTGTGTGATATAGGGTGGAGGCATATTTGGAACATGATCATCAAAATCTACTTCTACTTCTTCTTCTTCTTCTGTTTCTGGTTCTGCTATTTCTATTTCATCAATAATTTTTATCAATTTCTTTTCACCGATATGTTTCATGATAGCTTTTACACGAAGAGTTCTTTCTTTGAATGATGAATTTACAAATGGAACATATTCATCTATTACTGAACCAATCTTTCTTGCTACTTTGCTAAAGAAATCTCTCAACTGTGCTCCATCTGTAATATTATATAATGCGGTATTTTGTTGTGCTTGAGCTCCAGATTCATATGCTCGTGTTATTTGTTCTAAAATAGTTCTATATTGATTTAACTTTTTAATATTAGTATAATATGGTAGAGTGACATAAAATTGTATTGCCCAATTTTGAAGATTTTTTACAGTATTGCGATTTAATACTCCACTTTCCAATTCATCAATAATAGATTCAAATTTAAATTCAATATCATCTTTCTTTGCTTCAATTTCACTTATATTTGGTTCTTCTTGGAGAACAGCAGTTTCTTGTTTATTATCCAATGCTGTTAATTCTTTTCCTCTTTCCATTAGACGATTCTTAACCCATTTCGCACCATATTTTGTTGCTTGTGCTACACCATTATCTCCACCACCACCTCTTAGACTTACTAAAGCATTTGATGCTCCTAATTCTCGTTCTAATTCTATTATATCTTTATTAAGTTTTCTAATATAGCGTACTAAATCTATTCTTTTTGGATTATGTCTTAAAATACTGATTGCGTTTGAAAGATGTTCACGAAGTGTTTGTAGTTCCAATGCTTTCTTCTGATATTCATTAGAACCACCATATAGATTATCCCAATTACTTTTATTATGAGAAACACCAAATGGAGGTGTAGATAGTAATTGTGTTGGAATAATTCTATGTCTTGCTGTTCTATCATATATACGATTTGCCATAGTAGTATTTGCTACTTTCATTTGTGCTACTTTATCACCATCTTTACTCCAACCATATAAATCATCACCTTTGTCTACTTCATTCGCAAATGATACTTGCTTTCCAACATAACCATAACCTAATGAGCGGACTTTATCTGCTTCAGTAGGGAATGTTAATGAAACATTTCCTCTTGAACTACGATTCCAAGCCATATTATATTTAGAGTTTATATTATATTTTAATCAAAAATTAATGTTATTGGTGTATGACTTACAATTATTCCTTTCATTTTATCTTTCTTCTTGATATACTTTCTTTTTGGTTTTGTCGTAATTAAAGTTGTATCATTCTTTTTATCATTGAGTTTATCCATTTCTATATATTCTATAGATTCTATTTTTATATTTAGAACGAGTTGGGGGTAATGGGGTGGGGTGATGGGTATGATAG